AAAGTAGAAACCCAAGAAGGTTTAGACATTGCCGGGACCGTAAACACCGCTCGTTTAGTTTGCCCAAATTGTAACCATGTAATTACTGATGATATGGTAAAAAACCAAATGGTTGGAAGTGACCAGGCAGAATGGATAAGTGACAACCCATTAGCCGACCAAGCACACCAGGGGTATCATTTAAACAGTTTATACTCTTCTTATGTGAGTATAAAAGAATCAGCCCGGCAGTTCTTGGAAGCAAAAGCCGTTAATCAGTTGCAAGATTTTAGAAATTCTTTCCAAGCTTTAGCATGGCGGCATGACACCGAAGAATTGCCGGACATGATAAAATTAAAAGACTTAGAAGGCGAATATTCAAAAGGAGAAATTCCACCGGAAAGTTTTGTATTGTTAACTTGTGATGTCCAAAAGTATGAATTTTATTGGATGGTAACGGCCCACACCACCGAAGGGACTTGCCACATAGTGGACCACGGAAGGGCAGATAACTTTGACGAGTTAGAAGGATTATTTAAACGGTACAAGGCAGACTTTGCCGGTGTGGATTCTGCATATAATACAAGTTTTGTTTTAAGTAATTTATTGAGACTGGGGAGCAAGTGGTTAGCAATTCGTGGAGTGCAGACCATGCAAGGGCAGTTTGATATTCAACAAGTTAATGCAGTTGACGGAATGAAAGACAAAGCCCAGGCCGGAACGGTTAGACGGTTTGATGTAAACAATACCCATTTTAAAAGAATATTGGTTAAGATGCGTAACATGACAATTGCCGGATTAGCTACATATAAAAATTCTGATACTTTATTATATCGCCATTTATTGGCCGAGGTGGAAGTGGAAAAAAGGGACCGGAACGGCCGCACACAATTTGAATTCAAACAAGTGGACCGGGAAAATCATTGGTTTGACTGTTTGAATTATGCATTGGCCCTTGGTTATTTTTTCAGAAAAAGCACAAGTTTTGGAAAGGTGGACAAAAAGCCACAAGGTAGAAGAAAACCTTTAAGCGAAACCCACAGACCAGAAACAATTTAATGGCCAGGCAGAATAGACAAGTAGTTGATATTTCTAAATTTGGTGCAGTTATACAATCATTAAGCCGAATAAGTGGGCGAGATTTTGAAAGCACGGTTAAAGCCGAGGCCGGGCATATTCTTAGTGGGGCAACTACATCAACGCCGAAAGCCAAAATTAAAAACATTGTAAAATATGTAATGCCACAAGGCATAGTACACCGTAGAAATACCGGGGGAAAATTAATAAGCAAAAAAAATGGTTTTAATTATCATGTTGGGACACCGGTTTTAGGGGATGGTATAAACGGTTCAAAATATATTTTACCATATACAAAATGGTTAGGCCGAACAAAGTGGGAGGAATTTTTAAGCGAACAACGGAATAAATTTGACCGTAGAAAAGCAAATCGCGGTATGGGGGCATCACAATTCTATTTTATGTCCAAAATGTTAAATATTCCATTACCAAGGCAGCCGGCAAACTATTTGAAAAGTTCACATTTACGCAACCAGGTAACACCATTTTTAAGCCCAAGGGCAACCGGACAAAGGCGAAGTTATGAAATAAAATTAGAAAGCCGAGGTATGCTTGTAAGTAAAGGAACCGGTGCGCAAAGAATTTTGATGTTAAAAACTCAAGGGCGCATAAATAACTTTAAAAGAGCAATAAAAAGAAATTTATTTCAAGAAATGGAATACAGAACAAGCCGTTATCCTTTGCTTTTTAACTAAATAGACAGGCCAACCCTTTAGGAAATGGCAAATTTTAGAACAGACCAGGACAAACTTGATTTTATATCGGCACGGATTACCCGGCTGCAAGCAACACTCGAGCGAATAGAAACCATTGGCATGACAAGCACCACAAGTGCCGGAAATACCAAGGTTTTCATGGATTTAAACAAAGTAAAACTTGAATTGGACCGGGCAGAACAGGAATACAATATTATTAGTGCCAGGTTGCAAGGTACGCCAATAAATCCCACTTTTAAACAAGCTATAATATGCCAAGACAAGAACTACTAGACCACCGAGGCCAACCAATTAATTTGGGGTACGGTGCTGCCCGGCCTTCATGGAGGAAAAACGAGGACGCACTTGACCGGTCAAGCATTGCATTAAGTGAAGAACGAGTATTGCAGCATTCAAACCGCTTAGAATTACTTTCTTGTTTGCGTGACCTGGAAAGAAACAACCCAATTGCCAAATCAATAACCCAGGTATTTGTTAGCAATTTAGGCCATTGCCAATTAAGAAGCACAACAGAAAATTCAGATTTTAATAATCAAAAGGAAAAGGTTTTAAATAAGTATTTAAAAAAGGTTGAAATTACCGGCCAAGGAATTAGCCGAGTGCTTGGTTCAATAATTACAGATTTACTTTTAGCCGGAGAAGTATTTTGCATATTGACGAAAGGCGGCAGCATTCAATTAGTACCAAGTGAGAGGGTGGCAAGCAGTAAATACCCAGACAAAAGAAAAGCCAACGAATCAGATGGAATAGTTTTAGACCGATTTGGCCAGGTTAAATCTTACCGCATTTGCCAGGTATCAAATGGCATGGTTGACTATGACAAAGGAAGTTATATTGAAGCAAAGAATTTAATACACATTGCAAACAAAAGCAGAATTGGACAATTAAGAGGTACACCAATGTTGGCAAGTGCAGCCCAAACTTTGCAAGACATTCACACCGTTCAAGCAGCTTACACAGCAAAAGTAAAAACAAGTTCAGCATTGACCGGATTTATTACAAGCAACCAACCATATTCTGCCAGGTGGGATGGTAATGAATTTGACGGTGAACCAATGCGTTCAACTTATACTAAATTATACAACGGTAGTATTTTGCTATTAGAACAAGGTGAAAGCGTTGAGACTATCCAGGGCGGCAATATTGATGGGGTGGACCAATTTTTAACACAATTAATTTCTTTTGCTTGTGCAAGTGTGGGCATAACGGTGGAGAATTTGGTTGGATGGAGTAACGCAAGCTTTTCAAGCAGCAAAAGCACTAGAGCAGTTACAAACCACCGGTTTGCAATGTTAAGGGAATTTATTGAAGAAAGCTTTTTAAGAAGATTATTAACTTGGAGATGTTATAAAGCCACCGCAGCCGGGGAATTGCCAGAGCCACCGGAGGGCGAGCATGAAAACTTTTCTTTTCAATGGACAACTTCCCCAACTTTGGACCGGAGGCAAGATGCCCAAACAGATGCGATTTTATTAAAAGAAAACCTGGCAAGCCACACAGAAATTTTTGCGAACAATGGCAAAGATTTTGAGGCCGAGGCCGAGCGGATGGAAAAAGACAAAGCTTTAATGATGAGTTTGCAAGCGAAGTACGGAACCGCACCAACGGTTGAATAAAATTTGGTTTAGTTATTAGTAGGAAATTAAGCCCATCGGAGTGGTTCCCCGGTGGGCTTTTTTTGTGTATATATAAAAAAAGTACCTTGAAAATCTTTCAACGCATTCCTTTTAAACAAGGTGGTTTTTTTATTTAGGTGACAGACTGCCCACTTGTTATGGAAGAAATTTTTTATTTTGAAACAATAGGGTCCGGGCAAGTAGATAAAGAAAACGGAGAAATTACCGGCATTAGTGTAATTTCCACACCGGAGGCAAAAGGCCACGGACTTAAAATTGACGGTGAAAGCATTAAATCATTTTTGGCAGCAACCGAGGGTAAGCAAATAAAAGCTTTTTACACACACGACGATAATGAAGCCTTAGACTCAATTGGATTGTGGGATAATTTCAAAATTGTTGAAGATGGAGAATATACCAAACTAACCGCAGATTTTAGCGCATTAAATTCATGGAAAGAACACCACCAGGACCAATACGATGCATTTTTTGAATTGGCTGAAAAGGCCCCAGAAGCATTTGGAGTAAGTGCAGAATTTACCGGGGAAACCTTTTTTTACCAAGATGGTGAGGCCGTAAACTTTTCCGGCCAAGAAGGCGTTGAAGAAATTTACGCAAGGGCGTTAGAAGTTAGTGCTTTTTCAATAGTTGCAGAACCGGCAGCCAATCCAACCGGTTTATTTTCTGCAAAAGATGAGGAAATTGACCACGAAGAATTTTTATCTTTTAATTTAAACAAAGCCCAGGAGGAAAACGAAAGCTTGAAACTTGAGCTTGAGCAGACAAAAGAAACCGCAGACCTTTTAAATAAAAAAGCCGATAACCTTGAGCTTGAGCTTGAAGAACTAACAGACTCGTTAGCCCAGGCAAAAGCAGAAACAATTATTTGGCAAGCTAAGTTTGGAAAGATGCAAGATGACCTTGGGGCTGAACCATTGGCCGGGCAAGTTGAAGTTGAAACGCTCTCAATAGAAGACCAGGTAGCTAAATGTAATTCTTGGACCGAGAAGGGGAAAATGATTTCCGAAAACATGAGTTATTTCCAAAAGAATTGGAACAAGTAGACAGACAAACCCTTAGAAATTAATAATTTTATTTAACACAAAAAAAAGATGGCAAATTCAATCAGCAGCGACTTAACAATTTCAACCGCAGTCAGCACATTGCAAAACATGTTGGCTCCAATCTCTGCATTTACCTTAAATGTGAGCAATGATGTTGTAGGCCGGGCCGCAACGGTTAAAGTGCCTGTTATTAATACAGACGATGAAGCCAGAGATTATTCTGCTTCTACCGGGTACGGTCAAAGTGCTGAAACTGATGCAAGCACAATTGATGTTTCTGTTATTGAAAGAATTAAACCTTTTCATCTTTCAGACAATGACTTAAACAAAAGCCCATTGACCTTGCAAAATTATGTTGCACAAAATGCTAACGAGTTCGGCCGGTATTTGCTCAGAGTAATTTTTAACGAACTTGACGGAGCAACCGCAACCGGATTTGCCGGTGGTTCAGTTACTGCAAAAGCACCTGGCTCAGTTGCAATTTCTGATGTTAAAGGATTGGCCGGCAAGCTTGACGGAGCAGGCGCGCCAATGAACCGCCACTTTATTGTTAATGCAGCCGCAAATTCTGCCATAATTCCATCCACCGGGGAAACCTTTGGTAATGGTGTAGTAGAATCCGGACGGTTTACAAATCTATTTGGAATGAGCGTAAACCCACAAAATGCAAATAATACTGCTAGTGGAAAAATTCACTCATTTGCTTGTTCAAGTGATGCAATCGTAGTTGTTAACAGAATGCCGGATGTTCAAGGAGGAGCAACTTTGGAAGAGTACACACCTTTTGAAGTTGAAGGCCTGGGAATACAATGTGCATACCGCAGATATTACGATGCTGCTAAAGGTGAACATTTCGCAGCGTTCACAACTTGCTATGGTGTAGGAATTGCTAAGGCTTCCAACATTGCAGCTTTAAAAGCTTCGTAAGCTAGAGCCATGGCCGGCTCAATCGGCAAGGCTTTAAAAGATAACCTTATTGCTGAAATTTCAGCAATAGGGGAGTCGATTACCTTTAAAGGCCAAACCCTTAAAGCCATAGTTGGGACTACCAACCAGACTAAGGCAATGAGGGCTGCCGGGTATTACCAAAACGAAGCAATTAATATGGTGATTGCACAACCGGGAACCGTAGATAACCCGTTGCCGCCAAAAGTTAATGAATTTGTGACATACCAGGCAAAGCAGTTTAGAATAACCGAAGTGGAAACTTTAGAATATAGCCACGGTTATAATTTAACCTTGGAGGGTCCAGGGTGAGTTTATTATTTCAATTTGAAAAAAACATAGAAGCCGCCACGGTTGATTTTTTAAATAGTAATGGTTTAAATGCATTCCCTGGGCGAAATTTAGAAACTATTTCTAGGGACAGCGTTGAATGTTTATTTGAATATGGGGGGGCAATTGAAAACCCACGAAGTCCGCACAAAGGCAACCTTGAATATATTGCTCACACCGGAACCATTTCTTTATTAATTAGCACCACGCGCCAAGAAGGAAACGACCATAACGAAACTTTAGGAGTAGCAAGAAACCTGTTTTTAAATTCAAACAACGGATTAAATGCAATAGGGGTTGATTTTTTGGACTTACTGCCACTTGGAAGCGTAACAACCGAGCAAGAAGACGAGAATTTAGATCAAACCGTTTTACAATATAATTTAAAATTTGTAATTGATTTGAACGCACCAACCACACAACCGGCAGCACCTGGTAATATTGTTTTATCGCAATTATTACCACCTACCGCACCATCAAATATTTTAACACAATTAGTTTAAAAATTGTTTTGTGAAAAAGTTTATTTTTGCCACCGACTTACACGGTGACCAACAGGACCACGAAAGCGTTGAAGTGCTTTTAAAATATGTTGATATTTATAAGCCAAATATACGTGTATTTGGTGGTGACCTATTTGATTTTAGAAATATAAGACGAGGGGCCGGACCAAGTGAGAAACAGGAATCAATGGCCGCAGATGTTGAGGCCGGACTTGATTTTTTAAATGATTTTAAACCCAATGTTTTCTTATTAGGAAACCATGACAAACGATTATGGGATGCAGCCCACTATAACGAAAGCGGAATAATTGCCGACTATGCAAAACAAGGGGTTAAAGACATAACCACTAGGTGCAGAAAATTAAAATGTAAAATAATACCGTATAAATCAGATACCGGATATTATGACCTTGGAAAAATTCGTTTTATTCACGGATTCCATGCCGGAATATATGCGACTAAAAAACACGCTGAAATTTACGCACCACCGGGGGGAATTTGTTTGCATGGGCATACTCACTCTATCCAACACGCAAGCATTGCCAAGGTAGGAGGAGGGCAAGCAAGAGCCGTTGGATGTTTGGCGAATTTAGACATGGATTACAACGCACACCAAACCGGTAGAATGTTACACGCACACGGTTTTGCGTATGGTTTTACAGATGGTCAGGATTGGGAAGTGTACCAGGCAAAAAAAGGAAAAAACAACAAATGGCAACTAATAGAAAAAACAATAATGCTTTAAATTGGGCAAATGCCTTGGACCAAATAACAAGGGACCAATTAACAGCAGTACAGCCAAGCGGACCCGGTTGGCAAACATTCACGGAAATTTTAGAAATGGTAGAATTTGGGCAATGTAAATTAAGAAAACAAATAAAAGCCGGGATAAAATCCGGCAAGGTTTTGATATTTCAAGGCCAAGAAATTGGAATTGATGGCCAAAGGAGAAAAAAAGTTTGGTATAAATTAAAGAACAAGTAGACAGGCTTACCCTTAGAAATAACCTTTTAAAAATAATATTATGGCAGTAACAATTGACGGTGATAATTATAGCTTTGGCGGCTTAGTTTTAACAATAAACTCAGAAGAATATCTTTTTCAAGAAATTGGTGTTTCTGAAGGTACAAATGTAATTGAGTTGGAAGGCTCAGACGGTGATATTATAAGCCAGGTTTTTGTTGGCCGCCCCAGGGAAGCAAGCGGCACAGCAGTAGTTGAGAATGACACACCACTTTTGAAACGAGGTGATGAATTTAGCTTTAAGGTCCACGCCACAGAACCAACAGAAACCACATTTTTGGTGACAGAAACGAGTATAACAAAAAGTAACGGTGCATTTAGCACACAATCTTTTTCTGCTCGCGCGAAACTTAACTAATTTTATCCGGTGATACCGGAGGAAATTAGAAAGGCCATTGAACAGGCCGAAACATGGCAAGCAGAAAGTTGGCTTAATCTCACTACTGAAATTTCTGGAGTTGAGGTTGAGCATATGACCTTAAAACATTTTTTGTTGCTAGATGGTGTAAGCTCGCCTTTTATAAAAAACACTTCCTTTAGTCCAACAGATATAGGGCTTTTTTTGTGGATTTTAAGCCCGAAATATTCTATGTGCCCAAAAGCCCGGCAAGTATTTATTGAAGAAATCTTTGATTTAAATATTGGTTTAGCGGTTGAAGGAATAACTGAGTATTTGACATTAACTTTTCAAGATGCTGAAAGCACAGACTCAAAAGACAAAAAGTATGCAAATTTTGTTGCTTATATGGTTGACCTATTTGGGCGAGAATATGGTTGGAACATTAAATATATTTTAAATTTACCAATGAGGCAAATATACCAACTGTCAACAGCCATTGGTGAACGGTACGCAAAACAGGCCGGGGAAAATTATACAAAACTCAGAGCCATCGACATGATGGAGGCCCAAGCTTTGCTTGACCAAGCACGAAAAGCCAAGGCAGAAAATAACTAAATAGACAACCAAACACTTGGCATGGCATTCACAGACCATGTAAAAGTTATGTTGGGCTTGGACAGCCGAGGTTTTAATGACGGTTTAAACCAAGCAGAAACAAAAATTCAACGATTTGCGCGAACAATGCAGAGCCGTTTTATTGGTTCGCTTGGTACTGCGGCTATTGCAGCCACCACAACAAAAATTATTGATTTTGGGGCAGCCATTGGAGATATGGCCGACCGCCTTGGTGTAAGTAGTACTTTTTTGCAAGAGTTGCAATTCGGAGCAGAACAAAGCGGCATAAAAGCCGAAACGGCAGCTGTAGCATTGCAACGGTTTACTAGAAGAGTAGCGGATGCCCAGGCAAATGGTGGGGCTTTAGCCGACACACTACGAAATTTAAATATTTCAATGACCGACTCCCAGGGCCAGGCACGGACAACAGAGGATATGTTTAGAGATTTTGGCATAGCACTAACCGGCATGGAAAACCCGGCTGAACGATTAAGGATTGCCTTTCAATTTTTGGATACTGAAGGTGCCGCCCTAACTCAAATGTTTCAACGAGGAAAACCTTCGTTGGACGATTATGCAAATTCTGCAAGGCAGTTAGGACTAATTTTAGAAAATGACACGGTTAGGGCGTTGCAAAATGCAAGCGGTAAATTAGAACAGGCCAAACGCCAATTTATTATTTTTGGGGCAGAAGTTTTCCCTCCATTGATGAGGTTTTTACAAAATGCGAAAATTGGTTTTGATTTATTAACACTTTCAATTGGCGCAGTTATGCCGGCAATAACTTTGCTTGGCCGACAAATAACCGGTGAATTAGCAGCAAAATTTGAACTAATGGCCGCAATGGCAAACCGAGCGGCACAGGAAATAATCCATCCATTTAGGAATGTGCCGGCATTTGGTGGCCTCTTCATGGATGAAGAAAGCGAGCAAAAAGTTTTAGATTCAATTGAGCGCTTAAAACAGGCACAAATTAATAGTGCAAGGACTTTGCATGACCGAAAAAGAGAAATTTTTGCCGAAGATGCAGAACTTGCAGAGGAAGCCCAAAGAATGGCAAGGGAGCTAAATAACTTGCAAGAAGAATTTAACAATGTAAATGGCCGGAAATTAATAACAAACAGACAAGTAGGCCAACAGCTTGACGATAATTTAGGAAAAGGCCGAGCAATAGTTGCAGAAGCAGAAAAAGAAAAAAATGCAGTAGATGCAATAAATGGGCTTAGGCAGCAAGAAGAGCAACAATTACAAAGAACCCTCGAGCGAATTGAGGCAATGACTAACGGTGGTGAGGATGCTCTGGCCGTAGTTGAGCAAAGGCACGACATGGAGGACCAAATTAACCGCTTAATGAAAGACGGTAATATGACCCTTGAGCAAGCCGTTAATTTAGTTACTAGAATTGTTCAGGCAGAAAATCAAGAATTGCAAATACAGCAAAAAATTAAAGCTGCGGAAGAGCAAAAAGTTGGATTAAAAAACCAAGCAGCAGATGCCCAGGAAAGAAATATTCAAAAATTACAGGCTGAAAATAGACTAAATATGCGAGGCCGAGAATTAGAAGCCGCTAAACTAAGAATTTTACAAGCTCGCGCACAAGGGCGAGATGATGAGGCTAACAAGTTAGAAGCCCAACTAAACATAAAAAGGCAACTTGAAGGCTTAGAAAATAATTTAAACTTGCAAGCTGACCAGGCCGTTAGACATTTAGAGCGAAAGGTAAATTTAAATAACCAAATATTACAAAATAAAAATTTGCAGCAACAAGCAGATTTGCAACAAGCAGCAATCCAGGAGCAAGCGTTGCGAGATGTTGGGGATGCAATAAACAATAATGATTTGGCAAGAATTAGGGCCGCTAAATCAGTTCAGCGACTTGAGGAGGACATTAGGAGGTTGCAAGAAGAGGGTGGGGACCGGGCACAAAGAGAAATTGAAAGATTAAATGCAGTAAAAGAGCGAAAGCTTGAATTAGTTTTAGACGATAAAACAAGGGCAGATATTGCCCAACTTGAGAAAAAACGGTTAGAACTAGTAGACAACCACGCAGAGCAAATGCGAGCTTTGCAAGACCGTAGAAACGAAATCAACCAAGAAGCAGCCCAGAAAAAAATTGAAATGCAACAGGAAGCGGCTCGTGCAGTTGCAGATTTTGAACGAAAAAAAGCACAGGCCGAGGCAGATATTCAAGAAGTGGGCCACGAAATGCAACACGGTTTAGGCCGGGCATTAACAGCCGGAGAACGAGCAATAAGAGAAGCCGGGCAAGCCATCCGAATGGCAATAATGCGAATTGTTCCCAAGGGTGGAACCGCACCAACGGTTGAACCTCCAATAGTTAACAATCAAATTGAGTTGCAAGTTGAACAACCAACTACTGAGTCAACGCTAAGAAAAATATTGGCAGCAATTCAAGGCACCCAACAACCGGTTATATTAGATGAATTGCAAACAAGCTTGACTCAGGCCATACAAAAATTAGCCAATCGGATAGCATCGGAAATTTCAAATTTAGATTTAGGAAAAGGTGGCCCAGGCACACCACAACCAACACCGGTTAATAATTATATAAATTTAGAGGTAGACACGGAAAGCTTGGCCAAAGATGCAACAATGGAAGAAATTATATCAATCTTACAAGGAAAGTTTGTGAATGAAGAGTAGCAAGAAAATTGGAAATGTTAAAGTTACGCTCAGTAAACAAGGAAGTAACAAGGGCACTTTTTCAGTTACTGCCAAAACCGGCAAAACTAAAAAATCAATGGCCCAAAATTATAACCAAAAACAAAAACAACCAACAAATAAAACCGTATCGGCCAAATTATATGGGCCAGATTCTCAAGGCCAAGGAATGACCGCAGACGAAATTGAAAGAAAAATTCTAAACGGCCAACGCAAAAAACAACAAGATTTACAAAAATTAGCGGATTTAATGGGAGTAGGAAGTTCATACAGAAATGGAGATAAAGCCACAAGAAACCAGGTAATGAAGCGAGACATACAAAATAAAGGTGGCGGTGAAACGATAGGCAACGGCATAGGTTTTGCAGACGGTTCAGCAATTTTTTACGCAAAATAATAAAACGATGTCTGATAATACAATTATACAAGATGGTAACTTTAGCCGCCCGGTTCCGATTAAATCCGCAAGAATTTCTTACCCAATTGCTAATTTTCAAGCTTTAAAAATATATTCTCAGGAATTTGCACAAAATGTAAAAGATTACCAACCGGCACAACTTGGATTACCGCACCCAACATATTCTGACGGTGTGCTAGTTGAGGAAAAAGGTTTCAAAAATATTGGAGCCGGATTATTTACATTTACTAGAACCTTTTGCACGGTCCCGGATGTGGGCTTTATTAGGCCAACGCTTGCAAGTTTTTCATTTCCAGGGCGTAGGGAGCAATGGCCAAAATACGAATTTTCAGAACAATTTGATGAAGGATATAGAAAAAAAGAATTTGAGGATAAAATTTTACAAGACAAAAGAACATATACCGTTGCCGCCAAAGAATTTATTTCTTTTCACAATTTAGCAGCATCTAAAACAACTAGTACCGAAATTGAGCCAGGCATAACTATAGACAGCACAACTTACGCAGATGGTTATGACTTTGATGACATTACAATAAAACCCCCATTTGTAATAATTGAAAATGGATGGAAGAAAATGAAGGAGCTTGAGCCAAATAGCGAAAGTGATGAAATCCACACTACCGAGGAAACATTACCACCATTTGAAACAGAATTTTTAAGT